TCCCAAACAACCCATAATCACAGGTTGTTGTGCATTATCTCCATCTAAAAAGAATCCAAATACAAAACATCCTTGTGTTAAGTTTGCATTTTGAGATGATCCTCTACCTCCACCACCAGCAGTAACAGGATACATAACTGTTGCCCATGGTAATTCTTCATCTGTGAGTTCTGATGGAGCAGCAGTATGATACCCCATAATACGAACTTTATATCTCTCACCAAAACCAATTGACTCTCCCTCAGTTGATTCATTAGTTGGAGCTGGAAATCCTGGTATATTTGCTTTCCATGTATTTTCATCAGCAATCTGTCCTATCCACCAGACAAATCCATCTCTACCTACAAAATGATTTTTAAATAGTCCTTGATCTAACATTATTTTCCTCCAAATGAATCTCTTACCAGAGAGAGACTAGTAGTTGATGAGTCAGGAGTGACTCTATGACATACACTTGCTACCATGTATTTTCCCTTTGTTTCAGAGTTTATTTCCTCTGATTCACCTCCTGATAGTGCAGGAAAACTACATTCAATAACATCACCAGCTTTAATAGTAAAATCTCCAGGTATAGTTATATCAGTTTTGACTGTAAATAACTGATTATATCTCATTATAGATTGTACCACAGTATCTCTAATATCAAAATTAGTTTTTGATTTTTCCTGATTCCATGCATCCAATTGTTCTTGTGATGTTAAACCACTTGGCATGACACCAGTATCTAAAACAAAACTCATAAGTCTGGTTGGTGATTGTCTGAATTCTTTTGCAATTAATTCACTTGCAGGATCTGATCCTGCAATTTCAGTTTTTTCCACATAATCCTCAGATGAAGGAGGTGGAGGAGTTTTCTCCTCATCTATAATTTGACCCTCTGTTTGAGGTTTCTCAGGTTCAGGAAAACTACGCACTTCATAATTAAAAAATACTGGATCAAAAAATATTGATCTATTATTATACATACCCATCATTAGATTTTTACCCACATCCACATCACTATTAATTTCACATGTTAATATTTTTGCATCAAAACCATCTGGTAATTTAGTAGAATTATTAAAAATATATTTTTTCTTTGCTTCACTCCCAAGTATTTTATCTATTGATTTAAAATGAAACCCATCACGTGTTTGAAAGAACAAGTATCCAGCTTTGCTACCCTTGTCTGACTCTGGTATAGATTTAGATGCTAACCATGTGCAAACATAAAAAGGTTTTTTATCATTTCCTATAAAATTATATGGAGCACCAGTATTATCAATCTCTATATCTGCCTCAACCTTTAATACATCTTTTAAAATTTTCTCAACATTATCTCCTATATTTCCCTCATATCTTTTTACTACTCTAGTCTGTTCATTAGCAAAGAATTCCTTAGATGCAAAATCAAGAAAGTATACATCTTGTGATGTGCCTGGATCTACATCTCTAAGTCTATTAACATATAGTCCTTCCTCAAGAGTTAATTCATTACCATAAGCATCTTCAATTGTAATGTCAGTTCTCTCTCCACCTCTGATAGGAAGTCCATCAACAGTGCTTTGTTTTCCACCAGCACCACCACTACCATCTTCCTGATATCCTGTTTCTACTACTGTGGCAGAAGCAGTCACATTATTAGCTAAAACATTTTCATAATAGCGAAAGTCAACTACACCTGCTGATAAATCAACAGCATAATCTTTAAAGTTAGATGAGATCTGAAACTTTACTATATTACCTGCTGATTCTGGGGCGTTTTCTGACATTAGATCTTGGCTAGACTTGCTTTCATTTGCGTTTTCTGATAACTATTTAACATCTCTTTTTGATTGTTATACATTATCATAGCTTTTTTAAATTGTGCTGCACCTGATCTTCCTTTAAAATCACTTCTTTCTGGTTTTGTTAATATCACAGTTCCAGCTGGTACTTCCTCATATGTTGTTTTTGATGAGACATCAGACACAGTAGATGAGGTGGATGAAGTATCTTTTTCTCCTAGTTCTGCAGTTGTAGTTCCACCACCAGACTCACTATCATCTATAGTTGCATCAGTATTATCTGGAGTTTCTACCACTGCTGCTGTTGTCTCTTCTTCACCTGCTGATATAGATGTCTCTGAATCTAGTGCTTCCTCTTTTTCTCCTGATGGGAAGAAAGAGTTTTTAAGAAGTGGTAATAACTTAGGAAGTCCAAATGGAGTTAATAAAGAAAGATCTGGTATTCTATTTACTTTACCACCATCCATATACTTTGGATCATCTACTCCAAATGTTTTAGCAACAAGTCCTAAACCACTTGGTATAAGACGCATCTTAGAGATATCAATTATTGGAAAGTTCTCTACAAATCTACCAAACCCATCCTTAAAGAAATTACCAGCCTTGGTAAGCATGCTCAAAGCAAAATTCATAACTGCTTTACCTGCTTTACCTGCGCCAGTTAACAACTGACCAAACTTTTTCTTTAAGAAAGATACACCTTTAGTGCCATCTTCATCTCCATTAAACATATCATATAAGAAAGAACCAATAAATTCACCAACTATTTCACCAAGTAATAAACCAAAGGGTGCGCCAACACCACCTAGAGCTGCTCCTATTGCACCTCCTATCATACCTCCAAATACAGCACCCAAAGTTTTAAACATAACTTTCCCTATGGGATCACCAGATAAAATTGAAGTCACTGCAACAATTATAGGACCAAGAACAGGAATCTTAATACCCTTTGCTGCTTTTCCTAATGTTTTAAATAACTTACCAGATTTAGCAACTGCTTTTGCTGCATTCTTACCAAATAATTTTGTGATGAGTCTGCTAGGTGCTTTTGCTAGTCCTTTCTTTAAGACACCACCTGTTACTTTGTTAAATGTTTTTTTCAGAACTGTTTTTTTAGCAGTGAGAGCTACTTTTGCAGCATCAGCTGTTTTTTTAGTACCACTGATCATCTTGGTTAGTTTTCCAACACCAGGTATTTTTTTAATTATATTTAAAAATTTACCACCTAATGCTTTGAAAGCACCTGAGATTTTAGATCCTATTGCTTTAAACATATTGCCTATTGGAGATAATACTTTCTTCAATCCTTTACCTGCCATTTTAAAACCTGCCTTGACAAGTTTCATTCCTTCTTGGAATCCAAAAATAGTTACCCTTAAAAGTTTAGAAAATTTATTTAAATTGTCTCCTATGGTTTTAAATATTTCTCTTATCTTATCAGCATTGTTTATTAGAAAGAATACTAGTGCACCAATTGCCAAGTTAGTAATGAAATTGGTTGCCATATCTAAAGGACCTTGTGCTGTTTTCTTAATACCTTTTCCAATTTTTCCTAGAGCACCACCATCTTTCTTCTCCAACTTTGCTTCTTTCTTTTTCTTCTTCTCTGCCTCTCTCTGTTGACGCAATAATTCTAATTCATCTTTTTTCTGTTCAGATTGAGCACCAGTAAGAAATGCTAGTGCATCTGTCATACCAACTATATTATCTACTTTTTCAGTTAATGCTTTATAATCTATTTTAGCAGAATTAGGTGTTACCTTTGCTACTTTATCTATATCAACCTTCATCAATTTAGATTTAGATATTGATGCAGGTTTTTTTGCTTTGGTTTTCTCACCATATGAGCTATCCCTATCCATTATTTTGCTTATCTTTGCTCTCTTCTCTTCCTTATCACCACCAACAAATTTTTTGGCTTTCTCCTTCATCTTCTTCTTATCCAAAGATTTTTTCAACATTTTTAAACCAGTAACCAGAGTAGTAATTATAGCCATTTATCCCACCAAATTGTAAATTGATTGAACAACAATATTAGAATCATCACGCATATCAACTGATGAAAAATTTTTTGATCCTGTTTTAGAAGCAGGTGCATTACCAGAGGTTAATCCACCAGAGCCACCAGATCCTCCACCACCTGCCATGGCAAGTTTACCACCTCCATTTGGAGTAGGTGGAGGTGTTGTCTTTGAACCTGATTGACTAGATGACATCTTTGCTATGCTATTATCTGATGTTTCAGATCTTGTACCATCTGCTGTGGCGCCTCCAATTGGTGCACCAAAATCAACTGATATAGTCTCAGGATTAGTCATTGACCATGCTTTTAAGAAACCTTTCTCTGCCTTAGTGCCTGGTTTTCCACCTAAGTCGACACCAATACATCCTAATGTTCCATAAGGATCTATATCACTGTGAATCATCATGCCTGATCTCTCTCCCATATTACCATCACCACTACCAACATAGGCAGACCAATCACCTAATCCTCTCAATGATCCTGATAGAGGACCATGCTCATCAAAACTATGAACTTTATATGTTCCATCTGGCATTGGGTATCCTTTACCAGAAATATCATTTCTCATTTCCTGTGAGATATCACCAAAACCTGATTTACCAGATATTACATTATAACTTGATCCTACTTGTTTACCATCTGCACCCTTCATTGTCATTTTTCCTGTATTTCCCTTTCCTTTAACATCTATAGCTCCACCACCCTGTGCATATGTTGTGCCATCTTTAATAATTGGTTGATTAGTTCCACCACCTTCTGCATTCATCTGCTCTAAATTTTCAAGTCCCTCATTTTGAACAGCATCTTTACTCATTACAAATTCACCTGGTTCTAACATTGCAGGAACTGTATCTCCTGTTCCTTCACCAGGCACCTCGCCGCCACCTTGCATCTCAAATCTTGGAATCTCAGGTATCTGTATTGGTGGTAATTTTTCTCTTAAAGCATCTAAAGGTAAGTCTTGAGGTTCTCCTATTTTAAAAACTCTCATCAACATACCAATTGGATTAAGAATAAATTGAAGTCCATCTAACAAACCTTGTGCAACAAAATTAATAGGTCCTAAAACAAATCTGTTTATGCCTCCTATTAATCCAAATGGTCCATTAATAAAATCTATAAGTCCATTAGCAAAACTTTTCAAAGGTTTCATAATTATATCAGGATTTTCAAGGATGTTTAATAAACCCATGACAGCACCACCCAAGAGAACATTCTTAAAGAAATTCATCACCATATCCATCATTCCTGTTACAGGTTTGATTGCCTTATCAAAGCCAGTCTTCAGCATTCCTTTTCCTTTTGGTTTTTCTAATTTTTTTTCTCTTGCTTTATCACTAGCAGTATCTTCAGATACTCTTAGATCATCTTGTTTCTCCTTATCTATTTCTATTTGTTTATCAAAATTTCCAAGAATTTTACTAAGATTATCCTCTATCTTAGTTAAACTAGGTTGAAGAACATTAAGAAGAAAGTCCTTTAACTCATCTTTTTTCTTTTTTTTCTCTTTAGGTCCTGTGCCTGGTAACAAACGTCCTGTAAGAGGACTTACATAA